AGATACACAAGGTTGGCCTGAAGGTACTTCTAGAAAAGGTTTTATAAAATATTTAAATGATTCTGCTAACGCTGTCAAAGAATATAATAAAATATTATCAAAACGTTTAGGTTTCGCTTTTGATGCTGGACATCTTTGGGGTGCTATGGGACCAGTAGGTGATAGAACTACTATTGGTCCTTATGGTAATCTTTCTGGAGGTAAATTTACGTTCAGAAATGTTACTAGTCAACCTACAACTGCTACTTTTAAGCAATTAACAAGTTCTCCTTGGAATATTATTACAGCAAATATTCCTGGATTTTTTGATGAAAGAGGTGCTCAGGTTGAAGGAGCACAAGAATTATTAGATGTAGGTGCTGGTGGCCAAGGTTGGAAGGGAGCTTTTACTGATTATTTATTACATAATAATCCTAAAATAGATAATAATCTTATAAATAAATTAGACTATTGGGATAAAGCTTATATAGCATTTGGTGATCCTTCAAGAGGAAAGTTTATTGGTGAAACAGCTGAAGTTCGTTTAGCTCAACTTTTAGAACCAGGTGGTAAGGATAAAATATTACTAGGAGCTAAAGCTCTTGCTTCAACTGCTGAAGAGTATATGCCTAAAGATGCTGCAGGGAATTTAATAAATCCATCAAGAAATATTCCAAAAGGTTCTGCAGAATGGTGGGAGAAAATGTCACAGATGTTTAATAAAGACTCAATAACAGCTATGAGAGCTAGACATTTTGCAAATCAAGTTAATCAAATACCAGGTTTCCGTGCTGTTTTACCAGGAGTTGCTATGGGTTTTCAACTTTTAAATCAAAGACAAAAGGCTAAAGCTTATGAAGAAGATCCTACTCCTAGTAGATGGGTACAAAAACAAACAGCAAGATTACAGACAGCTGCAGAAGGTCTTGAAATAGGAACTGCAGGATGGTCAGCCCCTGTTACTATACCAACTCAATTAGCTACTGAAGCTTTAGATTTTGGTATAGACTATTACAGAGAAGGCGCCAAAGAAGGTGATGCTAAAATGAGTTTATTAGGTGGGAATGTAATAGATACTACGAATATATTTACAAACGACTCAAAAACAGAACAATTAATCAATTCTAAAAAGATAGTAAAAAATGCTATTATCCCAGATTTACCTTATTTAAAATGAAATTTACTAATTCTGACAAAAGAGTCCTAAAGGATATACTAATAGCTGATAACAGGGCAGTAACTAATAAAACTATGGACGATGAATTAAAAAGACTTGGCCTTACAATTGATGATTTAATTCAACGAGAAAAAGATATGAGTGGTATAAAAGGTAGTTCAACTACATTTGGACCAGTTAGATTAAAATGACTGACGTAGTAACCGCCCTACAAGATGATTTTAAGTTGTTCCTTCAAGCTTTATGGGAACAACTAGACCTTCCTTCTCCAACCAGAGCTCAATATGCAATCGCAGACTATCTTCAAAATGGACCTAAACGTCTTCAGATTCAAGCTTTCCGTGGAGTTGGAAAAAGTTGGATCACAGGAGCCTTTGTCCTCTGGACTCTCTTTAAAGATCCTGAAAAGAAAATAATGATTATCTCTGCCTCTAAAGAGAGAGCAGACAACATGTCCATTTTCCTACAAAAACTTATCATTGAAACTCCATGGCTCGCACATCTAAGACCGAAATCGGACGACTCTCGCTGGAGTCGCATCAGCTTCGACGTAAACTGTTCACCACACCAAGCCCCAAGCGTAAAGTCGGTGGGCATAACTGGTCAGCTAACAGGAAGTCGCGCAGATTTGATGATTTTGGACGACATAGAGGTACCTGGAAACTCCATGACGGAGCTCATGCGTGAAAAATTACTTCAACTCTGTACAGAAGCTGAGTCCATCCTTACGCCAAAGAACGATTCTCGTATTATGTATCTCGGGACTCCTCAGACTACTTTTACTGTTTATCGTAAGTTGGCAGAGCGTGCGTATCGTCCCTTTGTTTGGCCAGCCAGATACCCCAAAAAGCTCTCAAATTATGAAGGATTGATCGCCCCTCAACTACAGGAAGATATCGATACAGGTGCTGAAATCGGTGCCTGTACCGACCCTGACAGATTTGATGATGATGATTTAGTGGATCGTGAAGCTTCCATGGGAAGATCTAACTTCATGCTCCAATTTATGTTAGATACTAGTTTAAGTGATGCAGAGAAATTCCCACTCAAGATGGCAGACCTTATTGTTACCTCTGTCAATCCTACTGACGCTCCAGACTCCATCGTTTGGTGCTCCGATCCAAGAAACGTTATCAAAGAACTCCCAACAGTTGGACTCCCTGGAGACTACTTTTACTCTCCAATGCAGTTACAAGGAGAATGGGGATCTTACACCGAAACAATTTGTAGTGTGGATCCCTCTGGAAGAGGATCAGATGAAACAGCTGCCTCGTATATATCCCAAAAGAATGGGTTCCTTTACCTCCATGAAATGCGAGCGTATAGAGATGGATACAGCGACAACACCCTCCTCGATATCCTCAAAGGTTGTAAAAAATATGGAGTAACTAAATTAGTTGTTGAAACTAACTTTGGTGATGGTATAGTCTGTGAACTATTTAAAAAACATCTCCATAATACTAAACAAGCTATTGATGTAGAGGAAATCCGTGCGAACGTTAGGAAAGAAGATCGTATCATTGATGCATTGGAGCCTGTTCTTAATCAACATCGTTTGGTATGTAACAGGTCGGTTATTGATTGGGATTACAATTCTAATAAAGATGCAGCTCCAGAAGAGCGTCTTCTCTATATGCTTTTCTATCAGATGTCTCGCATGTGTAGAGAAAAAGGCGCTGTTAAACACGATGACAGATTGGATTGTTTGGCACAAGGCGTCAAGTACTTCACTGATGCTCTCTCAATCTCAGCTTACCAAACTGTTAAAGATAGACAACAAGAAGATTGGCAAGATATGTTAGATTCTTGGACAGATGATCCTCAAGCAGCTGCTAATCATATGGTGCTTGGGATGGATCTTAAACAAAGACAACAATCTAGAGGTAAAACTGGCAGATCCAATATCCCTACTTGGGTTTGACCGAGTTCCACCGTATACAGGAGAAGGAAGGGTGGACCTTTTCCTGCGTTAGGAGGAATCTCGTCTTTCAGACATCAATTCCTCCTTTCTTAATACTTATATCCCCTATTCCCCCTCCACTATCCACTTTTGAATATTTGGATATACCTATTATATATACTATGACCGCCCCCAAACAGCATAAACAAAGATACTACTATATATTCTGGAGTATTGCAACGTTAAGTGTAGTGATTGGACAGATTAATATAATCAGTACTTATAACCGCCTATCAGATACGTTAGAGAAGGTGTTAGTTGAACAAACAAGAGAAGAAGTTATTAAAACTACAGAGTAAAGCAGAGAAATGTATAACACATGATAAAGCAGTTAAATTATTGAAGAAACATGCAAAAGCCTCAACTAATTTACATGAATCCAGAGGGAGCAACGATACACTCATATGACCTAATGGGAGGTAAGACTACATTCCATCGTTTCCTAGGGTGTTACCTGGGGTCTTGTGAGTTCTATAATACAGAGAAGGAAGCTAAGGAAGCCCTTAAATTTTGACATAATTTTCTGAAGCCTATCACGATTCTCATG